GAACTAAAAATACCTGTATTAAGATCATCTCTAAAAGCTAATGCGGGTGCAGTTTGTGACCCATCTTCAAGAGTTAACGTTCCGTCAAGTTGTAAAAGTTCTACCCATGCGTTATTAGCAGAGTTTCTTATCTTTAAAATGCCGTTTGAAGTATCAGCCCACCATTGATAGGCAACAGTAGTTGATGGACTTGAAGAATTAGAGTTATTTGATTGTATTGCAGCAAGGACATTATTTAAATCTGTTCTAAATGCCGCACCTGATTGGTTGGCAATATCGTAGTCATGTGTAGCCATTACTAAATCTTTTTATTTAACTATAGAATAACTGATAACTTAAATATAAACATATTTATGTACCTTTACCAAACCCAATCGCTGTATATTTAAAATTCAGATTTTTAAAGTTATTACTGGAATCTCTTACCTCTATAATAAACTGAGTTCCTGTGATAGATGTAATTGTAAAATAATCCCCTGTTACAGCACCTTCAAGAGTTATCCCGACTGTTGGTAAAAATGCAGTTGTTGAACCACCTAAAGATCCAGTACCTGTGAAAAAGGGTGAACCGAAAACTACTGTTTTAGCTGAAGTTCCAGAGGCTATTGAAGTATTAACAGTTTCTGTTCTACGTTTTACGCTTGCTTCATAACCAAGTTCAGTAACATTTATATTTTGTGCTGGGTCATTTGATTCAAGTTCAGTCTTAAATTTAAATCCTCTGGCTGTGTATTCACCATTTGCAAAAGTATTAAATTGAGTAAAATTTGCACCATAAGTGCATGAAGTTCCGCTTGATATTGTTGCACTAGCACTAGCTGTTACTGTAAATGTGTTTGCATTTGGTACTGTTTGAATTTCATAATTACCATCTGTTGCAGATCCAGCAGTAAAATCAATAACAACAAAGTCTCCAACAGAATATCCATGATCTGTTTTTGTGATAGTGATAGTTGTCCCACTCTGTTCGTAGGTAGCTGAAACTGAAGTAGCTGGGTCTATATTAGTTGTTGCAACTAAAAGTTTTGCGTTGACATCATCAGCTTGAGTACCATCAAAATCAGTCCATGTGTCAATATTTGCAGTTCTTGAATCAATCAGATCATTTACTAAAAGGCCAGATGTAACAAATCTCCTTTTTAAGGTTAAATTGAATATTGCTCCCATATCAACTTTGTTTTGAAATTCATAAGAACCGCTTGAGTTTATTGGACCAGCAAAATCAATGTTAGACAGATCGTCAATATTTTGTGTTATTGAATCCCATAACAAAGTGCCATCTAATAGAAGTCCATCAAAGGTTGCATCATAGAAAGTATTTACTTTGTCACCTTGAAATGGTGGTGAGTCAGTATCTTCTCTTTCTGTAAGTATTATTTGGTTGGGCTGTGGGTCTGGTGCTGTAACTATTATTCTTGCTGCATTATCCGACCTGTTTCCAGTGTCATCAATGAACTTAATTGAATACGTCCCAGTTAAAGCTGGGACAAGTGTTTCTGTGATATTTCCAGCAAGTTTAGGGATAATTTCTGTTGAGTTTTGGAAAGTTGCAACTGCTGGATCTACAGAGGGTGTATGTCTTACGGATACTGTTCCACCATGCAAAACATCAACAGCCGTTGCAGGGTTAAATCGTAGTCGTACAAATTGATCTGAGACAGGTTCTAAAGTTAAGCCGCTTGGATCTTCTGGTAAAGCTGTTTTACCAACAGCTTGAATATCTACAGTAGAAGTTGTAGCACTTAAAACACCTAAAGCATTATATGATTTTACTTTAAATGTATATGAACCTAATCTTGATTCAAAAAGTTCAAAACTTGGCCTTGATACTCTTAATCTTTCTGGGTTATCTTTTTCATATTGAAATTCAACTAAGTATTCTTTGACACCTAAAATTGGTTCCCAAGAAACAAATATTTTTGAAACTGCACGATTATTCAAAACAACGATTTGTTCTGTGGCAGATAAGTTAGATGGTGAAGGTTTTTCATTTAATAATGTTGTAATAACTCTTGGATCAGCAGCAACAGTCGTATCTTCAACTTGATCGTATTTGTTTGTGTCATGTATCGTTGCAACAATTCCATATTCAAATTTATTTTGTTCTGTTACAGATAAAACTCTATAAGTTTGAAATTCAACAGATGTATTTTCTATAGCCCAAATACTATTTGCTTGTGGTACGGCTGAAAATGCAGAAGATACAGTTATGGTCTTATCAGAAATAGAACTTATTGATCTTGTTTCCATACTTCCATCAGGAAGAACTACAGAAAGTGTTGCTGAGTTTTCCGTTGTTAAATCAGTATTATTAGCATCATCAACAATAATTTGAGTTGTTGAAACACCTGTATTAATACGACCACCTCTTCGTACCCCTGCCCTCATTGAATCAGCAATCCCAATTATTGTAGATGGTCTGATAATTACCCCAGCTTCAAGAGTCGCTGTGAAATTAACAACCTCACATTCCCTTAAATTTGAGTACAAAAACCACCGACCTAATCTATTGGCTTGCCCTCTGGAAGTACAGGCAAACGATTTTAGGGTTTTTCTTGTTCTTCCAAATTTAGAAACAGCGTCAGATAAAGCTGTAATTTGATCTGTAGTAATTAATTCATAATTAATTTCTTGTGTGTCATTATCAAAATATGAAACTTCAACTTCAGTAAATTTTGTTCTTTGCCCTGATCCTTGATAAGTAAAACCATTTTCTGTCACGTTCGCATTTGTGAATAAATATTGTGGGTCAGAAGTTTTAGTTGAAATGTCAGTTGGTCTATCCTGTGATATTTGTAATGTTCCAACACCATAAAAAGGCATTGCGTTCATTACAGAACAAAGATCATTTATTAAAGTATATGCGTCTTGTTTTTGATTTAAGATAATGTTTGATGAAAAACGTGGCTCGGTAGTTGCAGTAATTGGATCTGTAATAAGTTCACTTGCGTATTGACTAGCGGAAAAAAAAGAAAACACATCTAATGAATCCTCTGATATAAGTCCATCAGTTCCTCCAAAACCTTTATCAGTAGTCAAAATGTCATATAAAACCCAAGCTGGATCAGAACTCCATTCTTTATCAGTCTTAAAAGTTCCATTAAAAACATAATCACTTGGATAAATAACCCGACCATTATTAGGATCTATTGTTGTTCCATGCGGTATCTTGATCTTGGTTCCCTTGATGCGGTATTTTCTGGAAGGAAATGATTGAAATTCCTGTGCATTAAATCTTAAAGCTACATAAGCAAAACCTTGATATGCTCTATTGTCAGTAATTATTTCTGTAAAAGATAAAAAATTTGATGCGTTTTGTAATTTTGACTCTGTTGAATCTGCTGTATTCCTTATAACTGTAATAGTTAATGGAAAACTAACAGAGGATTCTAACTTTAATTCGTAATCTTTTACATAGGCACTTGTAGCTTTACCACTAATAGCATCTTCAACAATCGGATTATGAACTGTTCCATCGCTTTCTGTTAATCTTATTGAAATTTTTACTTCGGTTCCTTTTATATCTCCATCATCTTGAAAACTCTGCAAACTTGGAAACTGTAATGTAACTCTTAAACGATCAAAAGCAGTTGAACTTGTTGATCTTGAAACTGAAGATGAATTTGTAACAGGAACATTAACAGGTACAGTATTTTGTACTGAAGTAATTTCTTTTAAAGCTGTTTGATCTGATGCACCATTTTTAAAAAATATTTCTACATTAGAAAAATTTTCTTCACCATTAGGATTTAATAATGGGGTATTGTTAAGAAAAACACTTTTGCGAAAAGTATCTGTACCAGAACCACCTTCATCAAATATTGAATCAAGTTCTCCGTAACCTAACAAATCAATCACAGTTGCAAATTGCTTACTTCTAAGACCACCATCGACCATATCAGGGTCTTGAATTTTCTTTAAAAGATCAATAGCAACTTGAGCTATACCACCAAACATAAGTTAAATCTCCTTTACTATCTGGGCAGTATCGACACCAGAACTAACAATTATTGAGCCAGAATAAACGAGTCCATATAAAATTGGAACTGGAACACCACTAGATGTGACATTTTGGATCCCTCCAAAATTATATGAACCTCTTATATTTGGATCTGTGTCACCGACAGAAGATACAGATGAAGCTGGTTTATTTGGACTTAATAAAGAAGTAACACCATCAAGAATTAAAGAAGAGCCAATTGTAGTTAATAAACCACCTACACCACCAGTTAAAAGAGAAGCTCCTATAGTAAGAGCATTATTAGCAACAAAATTAAAAGCTGAAGTTGCAACACTTGAAATGGTTCTCCCTATACCACCAACTGCTCTGCCAATCGCTCTGCCAATACTACCAGCACCTACAGCGACAGGAATTATTTGAATATCTCCTTGTCCACTCATATTTAATAAATCACCATCAACGGTATTACCGCCTATTTTTATTTTGTATAATTGATCGTTCATGTGTTTATCAATACCAGCAAAATTAGCTCTTAAGAAATTAACTGCTTGTTGTGGTGTCTTGACAGCAGCTTCAAATGTTGATTCTCCTAAAAATTCTCTAAGTTTTCCATAAACTTTTATTTTTTTAAGCTGCATATCTATAAACCTTTTTAGTACCTTTTATGTATTCTAAATCATAAAATTCTCTACAACTTAATTTTTTAATTTCATGGTGCAAAATAAGTTGATTGCCTAAATATAAAGCAACATGACTTAATTTTTGATATGAACCTTCCATTAATAAAACATCATTTTTTTGTATTTTATTTTTATCAACTTCAATAAAACCAGAGCCAGTTAAAACTTTTTCAAAGTATGGATTTTCACAAAAATATTTAATACTTTTTGGTCTTTGCCAATATTTTAAATTTATTTGTTTTTTATCTAAAAAATAATCAGTAATTAAATTCCAGCAATCTTGTTTTCCCCAAATCCATGTTCTACCAATTAAAGAAGGTGCTTTCCAGCCAGAGGGTTTTATTTCATTCCAACTCTTGTGATTTACACTATATATAAAATATGGAAAGCCAATATTTTCACATGATGCTTTATCAGCCTCAGATGGCTCAGAAGATCCCTCTGGATGACTATGAATAACTCCAAGTATTTCTCCTCCTTGATCTTCACAATCTGCCCAATCCTCTGGATCTAAAGCAAAAAATTCATGTTGACCCTCTGCAATATTTTTACAAGGCCAAAATTTTTCTTGACCTTTTATGACTGCTAATAAACCACAAGCCTCTTTTGGAGCTTCACTTTCAGCGTATTTTACAGCATCAGTTTTCCAATTCATATTAAGCATTTGTAAGTGTACCAACTAGAGGAAAGTCTGCTCTTGTAACAAGTTTTTTGGGTGCTCCTATACCAATTAAATCAAAAGTGCTTACTAATTCAAACTCAACAATATCTCTATTTTCTGTAACTTTTCTTTCAATAAAATATATTTCTCTTGGTAACTCTGCTGAGGCATCAGGCGTTCCATATGGATTGATAGAACTTGGAAAGTTTACTGCATCAAGAAATCTACTTAAAGTCCTTCTGCGTATTACTTTTGCCCCTGTTAAATCAGAAAAAGCTGTTGTTTGATTTACAAGTTGCATAATCGCTGTGATATTTCCTAATAAATTTGAAAATGTTAACGTTGGTCTTGGCAGCTTGCCTTTACCTGAATATGCAAAACCTTCAGCATTACAAGGAAACTTTTGATATGTATTTGCTTGCCAAATCAAATCAGTATTATCTTTTAAATTATTACCAGAATGAAATAAATAAACAGTAGGATTTGCTATTGTGGCATTTATATTGAAAGAAACGTTTCCGCTTGTAGATTGTGAAGTTGTTGCCGTCACAGTAAAAGTATTTGTTGCAACTGTTTGAATTGTGTAAACACCGTCTATTCCATTACCAGATGTAAAATCAAGACTTAATATCAAACCAGTTGAAAAACCATGACTATTAAGTGTAATTGTGATTGTTGTTCCTGATTGAGAATAAGTAGCTGTTTTTGCAGTCTTTGTATAATGAACACCAGCTTTTAATTCTACAGAAAATAATTCGATAACTGCTTTGTTATCAATTTCTTGTAACTGTGAAACAGGATTAGCCATTATGGTTCAAAGACTTCTCTAAAAGTTGTTGTAATAACGGCTCTATTATTATAAGGAATTTGTTTAGACCAAGAATCACAAACAAACTTTCCTTCACCAGAAAGAGTAATTGAGACATTTCCTGAGTTAGTTGCACTTGCCGCAGCCGTAACAGTAAAAACATCATCACTGGTTACTGAAGCAACCGCAAAAGATCCATCAGTTGCAGAGCCAGACGTATAATCAACTGTCAAAACATCCCCTATCGCTACTCCATGTGAAGTGATACTGATTGTCACAGTTGTTCCACTTTGTGAATATGTTCCTGTTTTTGTAAACCCTTCGGCTGGTGGAGTAAAAGTAAAACTTGCTTGATCGTTCACCCTACTTCTCAAAAACGCTTCTATTACATCTGACTGCTCTTCAGATACAACAAAAGTTAAATCATATACTTTTGGATCTTGAGAAAATGGAAGTCCAAATAAAGTTCTAAATTCATACCCATCACCAAGCGATGAAACTCTTACTCTTGGTGTGCTTTGTTTTCTCATCCCATAGGTGGGCTGTATTGAAGGAAAAGTTGCCATTATCTATTCAATAACCCCCCTGCTCTTTGTTCTTGAACTATTGTTGTTTGTACCACAGAAGCTATTAGTTGTCCAAGTGCTTGTCCTTCTGCGTCATTACCTTGAACAGAAGAACCAGAAGCATCAACGGAAACATTAACAATATTAGTTGTTCCTCCAATATCTTTGTTAGGTATTACATTCCCACCTCTTGAACCCATTTGTAATATTTCTGGGCCTTTCTCACCAACTAGAAATGCACCACCAGCAGAAACAGGGCCGCCATTTGCTCTTGCAAAAGGATTTGCAACACCACCTAAAAAGCTAGATGCAACATTTCCAACAAGCCCTCCTCCTCCTCCTCCTCCTCTTCCTCCAAACAAATTACCTAAAAATCCACCAACTTTATTTCCAATTCCAGAAACAGCCCTTTGCATCGCAACTTCTACAAGTTTTCTTTTAAGTTGATTAAGTACATTAACCGCTGCCTGTGCAAGTGTCTGTGTTCCCATCACAGCGTCAGTAAGGTTAGAAACAATTCCTTGCTCTACAGCTTGACCAATCTCCATAAACTTTTCTTTTAGTTGATCCGCTTCGCTTGTGATATTTACAAAACTTTCAGATAATTTCAAAGTTTTACTATCTATAGAACCAACAAAAAAATTTGTTTGACCAAGATTTTGATTTAAAAGATTTGTAGGTGTAATTATATTTTCAAAAGCAAGATTTGTCTCTATTGTTTGTTCTTTTAATTTTTGAGCTTCTTCTTTTGATTTTTTAATAGATTTTGTTAGTTCATCTGTTTTTTTGGTTTGTTTTTCCTTTTCTTTTGTTGTCAAAAACTCTTCTATTTTTCTCTTTTTAATAGCTTCAGCCAATTCTCTTTCTTTTTTTCTATTTTCACCAAATGGGTTAATAGTTCCAATGAAGCCTTTTTCTTCTCTCATTTGTTGCCTAGCTTCTTTTTTAGCCGCCATATCAATGTTTGCAAGATTTATTCGGCCAACTTTGTTAGCAACACCTACTCTCTCAACTAATTTATTTATTTCTTTAACAGCACTTATGGCTAAATCTAAAACGCTTTTTATCTCATCGCCAAGTTCTTCTCCTATAGTCCTTGCAAGAGTATCAATCGTATCTTTCAGAGTTGATAGTTTTCCATTCAGCGTATCTGCCTGTGCAGTTGCACCACCAGCAAAAATAGCTCCCTGACTTGTCAAATTAATTAATGCTTGATTAACGTCTTTCGCACTTATTTCCCCCTTTCTCATAGCAGACTCAAATTCATCACCTTGCAATTTAGTTATTTTTTTAAGTTCATCAGTAATATTTACTCCTCTTTCTAATAACTGTAAGTTTTCTTCTTGTTGAAGCTTTCCTTTTGCTCTAATTTGCCCAAAGGCTGTTGCAATTCCTGTAAGGTCAGCACCAGTAGCACCAGCAACGTCTGATAACCTTTTTGTTGTATCAACAAGCTCTTCAGTTTGAAAACCAAAGGCTTTTAATCTTTTTGTTTGCTCTATTAATTCACTACTTGTAAATGGTGTTACAGCACCAAAATCTTGTAATTCTTTTATGATTTGATTTGTTTTCTCTATGTCACCAGTTAATTGTTTTAAACTTGCTCTTTGAGTTTCAAGTTCAGCAGTTTTGACAAAAATAAATCTTGCTGTGCCAACAACCGCTAATGCAGCCAACAATGGCTTCAATGCACCTACTAAAGTTCCAACTCCAGCACTTGCCGTCTTTGCTGCCCTGCCTGTGTTCTTAAGTGATCTATTACTCCTATCAAGTCTGCCTTTTAATTTATCTGTACTACTACTTAAAGCCTTTGTTTGTTCATTAACCCTTTTTAATGGTGCTATTGCGTTCTGTGCATCAACTATTAATTTAACTGTCGATTGTGCCACAGAAACAAATAACCTTTATTATATATTACCTTGATTTGGCTTTTTGTCGTTGCATTTCTTGTTTCTCCCTATCATTCTTAATTTCATAATATGCAGCCCAATATATTAACTCCTCTTCCGTAATAGACATTCTTAATTCTTGCAATGTCTTACCAAGTTCTGTTGCTAGGAAAAACTCAAAGTTAAGCCAGTTATCCCCTCTTATTCGTTTTTTGCTGATTTAATATCTGTACTTAAATTAAACAAAAATAATTCAATATCATTTAAAACATTCTCTGGAATAAACCTATGTAAATCTTCTGCATCTGCCATATTAAAGGCTTTGCTGCCATCTTCAAGTTCTGCGACCTGACAAAGAATATGTGTTGTGATTGTTAAAGCTTCATCTGTGCCAGCAACAGATTGTGCTTTCTTTCTATCGTATCTGGTTAGAGGTTTAAAATATAAAGTCTCAATAACATCACCATTAGAATTTTTCCATTCATATTTTCTTCTGGTGGTCATTTCCTCCTTAAAAGATTCAGTAAGAAGGTCTATTGTTCTTTTTGATGCCATAATTTTGGGGTTGGTTAGTAAATTAGATAGCAGATGTTATAGTTCCGTTTGTTTCAAAGGTAATATTTACTTCCTGTATTTCTCCAAGAGTTGCTCCATAAGTAGCGTTGGTGATGATACCAGCAAAACCAATTTTCTTAGAAGCTGCTCCACTATCAGGAAATAATTCAAATAATGCGTCACCAGCATCACCTGTTGTGATTATGTCATCAATAAAAGCCTGATAATCAGAGTTTCCAGCGTTGTCATATAAAAGAGTTGCAGAGCCAGAACCATCTATTAAACCACCAATACGGCTTTTAAATGTATCTCCCATTTTTGTGGTTTCTAATGTGTCTTTTGTAATAGATAATTCCCATGATCTCAAACTGCCAATCTCGGCTTCTGTGCCGCCAGCGTTCTCAAACATGAGCTTTCCTAGATCGCCTC